TGAAAGACTATGAAAGCAAAGTGTCTAGTTTATCAGCGATTACAGGAAATATTGAAGATGCAAAAATCTTATTCAATGACCTAAATAATTTAAGTCGAAAAATTCCACAACAGTTCGATGATATAACAGCGGCCGCTGTTAATCTGAATAAGAGCGGTATTGTTCCGACAGAAGAAAACATTAAGGCACTGTCAGCGATTGCAGTAGGCACTAATAACACTCTAGCTAGTGTATCGCAAGTCGTTACAAGTGCAGCACTCGGTCAAGTGAAAGCATTAAAACAGCTTGGTATTGTCGCAAAAGCTACCGGTGATCAAATTGAAGTATCGTACAAAGGTCAGAAGACTGTTATAGATAATACTTCTGAATCCATAATGAAGTATATCAATGATATTTCAAAAAATAATTTTGCTGAAACGCTAAATTTCCAAATGCGTGGTATGACCGGAGCCACAAAGAACCTATCTGATGCATGGTCGGATATGTGGACTGCCATCGCAACCGGAGATGTTGGTAGAGAGATTGCAGACAGTATCTATACAGCGTCAAGAGCATTAGACAGCTTTACAGCATGGCTGAAATCCGCAGAAGTACAGCAAGCGCTAGGTGGAATTGTCAGAGCCTTCAAGGGCGCATTTTCCACTATTGCAAACGGCCTATCAAATTTATGGCAACCGTTTTCAGATTTTTTCTCAAATTTATCTGATGCCGGAGAAAAAACTTGCAAGGCTGAAATCGGTTACTTCGAGGGGTGGTTTGACTTTGTTCGCCTGGGACTTGGAGATATAACAGCACAGTTAGACACATGGTACAAACAGCTACAAGCATACGCTGAAAGGGCCGGATCTATCATAGCGCAAACTGTTCACGGCACTACATACGAGGTTATGAATCGTGCCGATTTATCCGTGAAAATGCTGGCTAAAATTAAGGAATTAGGCCTAGAAAATACCGCACTTGTAAAGAAAAGCGGAAAAGTTGACCTTTCTGCAATTCTGCAACTGCCAAAAGGCCATCCACTTTTAGACTATTACATGACAGAAAGAAAGCGTGTAACAGATGCAAATAAACAGATACAAAATACAGAACTTGCATCAGAAGATGCTTTTCAGAAACAGTTAGCAGATATTGAGAAAAAGAACAATGATGAGCGTAAAAAAGCATACGATGATTTAATTCAGACAAGAATTAATTTACAAAACTCACTTAAAACAAAATCGTTAAACTACAATGACATTTTTAAAATGTCGGGAGCCGGAACTTCTGGAAGTACCGCCGCAAGTTCTGCCGCTAGAAAATTAGCTGAAGAAACTGACAAGGCAAGAAAAGCTTATGAAAATTTAAACACAGAAATTCAGCGGATGAAGTTCAATGCGTTAGATGCAATAGAGCAAGAGAACAGTACATACGCTGATAGAATGACTGTTTTAAAAACAGCACTCGAGCAGAACGCAATTACACAAGAGCAGTATAGGACCACAGAGCAAGAACTCACACAACTGCACCTCGATAAACTGTCAGAGTTATACAATGAACACTATGAGCGTGAAGCAGAAAAAAGAAAAGAACAGATTGATAGACTTCGTGAAACTGAAAGAGATTGGTCAGAGTCTACACCATTAGACGCTTTCACCGATAAACTGCAAAAGTACGGTCTGACATGGGATAATGTTTTAACCGGAAATTTTGAAAAGTCAAGATTGACCGCTACTCAAATAACCGGAGTTTACGCACAAGCAAGTTCTGCCATAGGTGGTTACATCGGAAACATAGCGCAAGGTTTTGAAAAAAATTCCGGTATGTATAAAACACTTTTCGCATTACAGAAAAGTTTTGCCGTGGCTAGTTCTATACTGTCAATATATCAAGGTGCAGCAAATGCGATGGCGGCTCCATATCCACAAAATTTAATTGCATGGGCCGGAGTTCTGGCACAAGGTTTAGCGTTAGTCGGACAGATTAAATCTATCAATTATAGCGGAGCATACGACAAAGGTGGCTACATTCCAAGTGGTGCAGTCGGTTTAGTGGGTGAAATCGGACCGGAACTTATAAAGGGTCCGGCAACAGTTACCGGAAGAAAAGATACAGCTGAAATGCTACGACAAAATGCCATCACAGTTAATTTGATAGAAGATAGAGAAAAAGCCGGAACGGTTCAACAGTCTGAACGTGACGACCAGCAGATGATTGATGTATTTGTTGCAAATATTAGGTCCGGCGGTGATACTGCTAGTGTACTAGAATCGACTTACGGCCTTAAAAGAGTGGGGTATTAAATGAGTATATTGAGTTATCCAAACACATTACCGCAACCACTGCAAGAATCATACAGTGCTGATTATAAACCGGCACTGATAAGAACTACTTTCACAGATGGCAGTGCTAGACAAAGGACTATGCCATATAACGCTAGTGACTTTTCTGTTTCATGCGTTCTTATGCTTACAGGTTCACAGTGGGTAGACTTCTGGAACTTCTACAAAAGTTTGAATTATGGCTCGGATTGGTTCACTATGAATCTACCACTAGATAATTCTGACAGTGTTAATACAAGAACTGTACGCATTAAAAACGGCCAAATAAAAAAAGATTTACAGTTCCGCAATACTTCAAATTTTGTGTATAAAGTGAGTTTCACTTTAGACGTGAGGGAATAATGTATGGCACTTCAAACACTCAAAGCACTATGGGCGAGCGGTGATAAGTTCCCGATTACGACACTCACATTTAATTTAACTCTAGGCTTTAAGTATAACGGTCAGCCGTGGAGTGCCGCCGCAACTGAAAATAAAATTTTACGCTATGCACTGTCACAAAATGATATAACTTTAGACGGTGAAGTTTATTCTGCAAGCTGTTTCAGTGCCGCACTGCCGGAGCGTTCAGACAATACTTTTCAAGATTTAACATTCTCAATCGGTGATGTGAACCGTGAAATTTTACAATATCTTTCACGCATTACACGGAATGACCATAAAAATTTGAACTTTGTCACACTTGCACAATGGCATCCGACAACGCTACAGAAAGAATTTGAAATAGAGATGGTTATAAATTCAGTTAATTTCTCCGGTTCTGCTGCAAACTTTACCGCTAGTTTTGCAGATTTAGTCAATACTGAGTTCCCACAGAAACGCTACACGGCAGAAAATGCACCGGGGATAATCTATGTGTCAAATTAACATATATAAATATCTCCTGGCACGATATAAACAAGGTGGTAGAACTCTGCCAGATGTGGACTGTTACGGTTTAGTCTTGGAATTTTTTAAAAATGAGTTAAAAATAAATCTGCCATTGGAGCAGAGCATTACCGATATTTCACAAGCACCGGAAGGCGAAAAAAATTTTAAAAAAATTGTAAAATATGCAGAAGTCACAGAAAAAAATTTAGAACGTGATAAAATTTACCTATGCGGATTTTACACAAAAAATAATTTTTTAGCGCATTGTGGAATAGTGATAAATAATAAAATTCTGCATATCAACAAAAACGGTGCTGTATTACAGAGTATTGGCACAATTAAAAGAATATACAGTTTATGGAGTTTAAAATTCTATGAAATTACACGTAATAGTCGCACCTAGACACGATTTAGATTTCATAATTGAAGAAGAATTTACAGAGATTAAATCAAATATTAGTGTCTATGATTTAGTTTCTGAACTTGCTCAAACTCCAAACATCACAGAAAAATCTATCACAGTAATAGTTGATGGTGACGTTGTACCTTTCGATGAATGGAAAAAATTTTATTTATCAGAAGAAAAAAATCATGAAGTAAAATTTATCCTGGAACCGGAGGGAACGGTTGTAATGTTCGCCTTTGTGATTATTGCCATGGTTGCAACTTTCTTATATACCATGCGTATGATGCACAATTTGAATAGCAAGACCGGCACTGATAAAAGTGGTGAATCACGCTCAATTTATGACGTGAACGCACAAGGCAATAAGATTAAACTCGGTGATGTAATACCAGAACAGTTCGGCTTATTTAAAAAGTTTCCTGATTATTTAGCAGATGCACACGGATTTTACCGTGACAATGAATACTATTTAGACCTCATTCTGTCGCAAGGTATTGGATATTTTCAGCACGATTTATCGAATATCTATGTCGGTGCTACTCCACTTTCAGTGTTACAGGGCATACAGTGCGAAGTATGTGATCCGTCAGCGGATTTATCGAATAACAGCATAGCACCGGAAATCACTAAATGTTGGTATAACTCGACAGAAGTAACTAGTAGCGGCCATACACTTCACGCACTGACAACAGGCATCACAAATAACACGCATTTAGAAT